CGTTGCCTGCCGCTTCCTGAAGGCCCGTAAACGCAGGAAAGTATCGGATAGGATGCGCGAGGCGGGCCGAATCCTTGCGGAACGGGCCAGAGTATGCCGTTTAGCTCCTCGAGCTTCCTAGCCTATGGTTTCCTTGACATTCTTGCGAATGAGTGATAAAAACGGGTAGGGATATGAGTTTTCCATGTCGGACATCGAAGAATGGAGGGCAGCACAAGTGGTCGATTTTGAAGTTTACGACGACGGCGCGGGATCGGTTTGTGCAGAGCTGTCGATATTGCGGGACGATTCGATGGGGAGCGTTTGAGATGAAAGCGGGGCAACTGGCGCATGATGTTGTATGGCGTTACTCCTCCGGATTAGAAAATGAGACATCGAAAACGGATAATCCCAGCCTCGAACCGAGGTCGATTGATGCTGAAACCGGAGAAATACTGGATAATGGTGTCTAAATTAGCAGTGCTCTATAAATCAATACGTTTTTGATAAAGAAACTCGTTGGGAAGCCTCCACTGTCTGAGAACATGAAATATAACGGAGTTTAGCGGAAGTTATCAGGGAGATCGAAATGAAAGTTAGCAGTCGCAAACCATCCGTGTTTGACTCCCCCGCCACCCATCCGGGGTACTTCCGCCCTCACCCCCATATTTATAGTTCTAAATCCCGCACCAAAATTTTCGTGATTTCCCGATGACCGCCTCCGACCTCAGCGCCACGATCCGCAACCAGTACAACGCGATCAAATGCAACCTCGGAAACCCGACGAAGATCTACATGTCCCGCAAGCACTTCTGCGAACTAGACCGTGCCTACGCCGACCAAATCCGCTACAGCTCCACGAACACAGCGGTGGTGTTGACGTTCATGGGTCTGAAGATCAAAATCCACGATGATTTCCCTGAACCGGAGGTTTTATGAGAGGCGCGAGAGCAAAACAGATCCGAGCCGTCGCCCGTCAGTCGCCGTTGCCGTTCGACAGCGGTTACTACAGCGGCGCGGGCAAGTACAGAGGTGCATCCAAAAAACTTAAGAACCTATGGAAAACACGCGGATTACATTCTGCGAAATCATTGGGTATCCTGCCGATGGACGATGCGCGGTATGGACGGAGCTAAGTTCTATGCGAACGTCAGTGGATCTGTCGGGATTATTTTAATGGTGTGGATGGTTTGGAGGAGGGTTACGCGATGACATTATCGGAAACGTTGGTGGAAGTCCGGCAATTAGCGATCAAGGATGGTTTAATGGATCAGCCTGTAAACATGCTGGATTTATTGGATTATCTGGCGAGTATTGGGATTGAAGATGCGCAGGATCTGTACATGAAACTTCTGACGCAAGACAAACGTAAAATTGCGTGAAGGTTTGCGGGGTCACGATTCGCAACGAAAAAGAACATAAGAGAATTAAAGCGATGAAAATAAAATGGAGCAGTGACCGTCGGACGACGCGGCGGATGGTCGACAACAGCCTCGACAAGAGGTTCGGAAAACAAGAACGGCGTAAATATCCGCGATACCCTTGACAAAATGGATTATTGAAGTTATATGAGCGTCAAGCGTGTCCGAAAAGCATCCCACGGAAAATGCTACAGCGTTAATCGTTGGCGGTGAAGTTAAGACGGTTGGCCTTGCTGTGGCCGGTCAGTTGTTTGTGTTCTCGCCTTCGCAGATGAATTTCCTTCTCAACCTCCAAAAACTGAAGAGTGTGACAGCCGCCGCTATTTCTGTGGATCGGACGGAAGAATGGGGCAAAAAATTTCTCGCCAGCCGTAAATTCCGGGAATATTTCAATGCGAAGATGGAAGAATTTTCGATTAAGAACGGGTTAACAGCGGAATATTTGATTCGGTGGGGGAAAGAGGCGATGGAAGGCAAACGCGAATGGCACGAAGGTCTGTGCGTGTGCGGATACGTCAGCCGGTTCAATAATTACGAATTTGCGGAAGGGCAGAATGACGATTTGGTCGTGGGTGTAAAATGCAAAGCCTGTTTCGAGCCGATTGATATTCAGTATAAATCCGAAGCGTTCAAACCTGATCGTCAGCAGATGGTGGCGTACCAGGAATTGAAGGCGACGATTATTCCGAAGATTGAACGGACGCATCACACCTACGAAAACATTTCCATAGAATTCGAAAGCAGCGAGGAGGCTCAATAATGGCTGAACGCATGGGTAGAACCGAACCGTTTCACGGCGGCGGAAACACGAAGGAAAAAGGGCAACCGGCGCAGAAGGTTCCGGTCAAGTTCAAGATGTCGGAGGTTCGCAATGCCGGCAGTCCCGATCCATTGGCGCAGGCGCTGGTCGCGCCGCCCCGCGTTTTTTCAGACACGATGAAATTCCAGAAGAAGCCGGTTCGTCCGAAAGGCGCGAATTACAATCCCGCCGGAGAATTCGGAAGACCGACGAAGGGGCGATCATGACACCACCGAAACAGGTTCCTGATAATAGCGAAGGCGGCAGTTTCGAGAGCTGGGAAGATCACAAACTTCCGGAGAAAAGTTCGGAGTTTCAGTATAGTGACAGCACCGAAGAGCACATCGGCAACGGCGAAACCCAGCATTTCCATTACGAGGGCAACGACTTGCCGGAGAAGATGTAAATGCCGAAGAACTTTGAAGGGGTCATGCACGAATGGAAAGAGGGCGATCTACATTCCGGAACGAAGAAAGGCAAAGTCGTAAAGAATCAGAAACAGGCGGAAGCGATTGCTTTCTCTGAACAGAAAAAGATGAATGGCGGCAAGGAAGATGCGCGGCACCACCTGCAGCACGCCGCTGATCATCTTCATCAGGCGTTGTCGTCCATTGGTGGCGGCGATTATGCCTGAGCATCAAGGTTCAATCGTTGGCAGTATTTTTCCCGGAAAGACTACGCGCTCATTGAGTCAGAAAGAGAAACTTATTCTTCAGAAAGAATATTATTCGCGCACCAAGGAAGTCCACGCGCAAACGATGCGGCGATGCAAAGAAAGATTATGGGATTTATTCTTTCATCGATATGGAAATGTATGTGTTTGCTGCGGAGAATCGGATCGCGCATTTTTGACGATTGAACATTTAGATGGTGGCGGCAGTAAACACCGCAAAGATTTGCCAGGTGGCGTCGAACGGATTATACGAGATATCAGGAATCGCGGATGGCCTGAAGGATATGCCACGCTTTGCATGAATTGCAATTTCGCAAAATGGCGAAAAGGCGTTTGCCCGCATGTTGTAAAAAAAGCGCGGGAATTTTTAATAGAAATTTCTGAAATGCAAAAGGAGTTCGATGCAACTCCTTCCTAGCAGTTCCCAAGCTCAGAAAAAGATTTTCAAAACCGATTTTTCATTTCATGCTACGCAAAAGATCGTTCGTAACGATCCGGCGCGGTTCAAGATAATTCGATGCGGTAGAAAATGGGGAAAGACAACCCTTGCCGAAAGAATTGCTATGGATTGGCTGGGCCCTCCGAATTCCGTAACGTGGATAATTTCACCGACTTACAAACAGGCGGCTCTTATTTCGTGGGATAAATTCAAACGAATTATTCCGGAAGGCGCTTACGGTAAAAAGCCGAATGACACCGACTTGATAATGACGCTTAAAAACGGTTCGCGTCTTTATTTGATGGGGTCAGATAATCCAGATTCTCTTCGCGGTCCAGAGCCCAGCGGTGTTATTTTCGAAGAAGCTTCTCTGCATAAGCCTGATGTCTGGTCAAAAATTATTCGCCCGAATCTTGTTCCCAAAAGAGCGCCTGCTTTATTTATTTTTACTCCCAAAGGTTTTAATTGGATCAAAGATTTGGAAGATGAGGCGCGTCGCAAAATAAATCTAGGAGAAAAGGAATGGGCTTGTTTCCATTATTCAATTTACGATAACCCGATATTAGATAGAAAAGAAATCGAGGAAGCTCGGAAAGATTGTGATACTCAAGAAGTTTGGCGACAGGAATATCTTGCCGAGTACGAATCAAGTGTAGGCCGCGTATTCTCTTCGTTTTCGGATTCCCGACACGTGCGACGCGTGGAAATGCCTTCTGGAACTTTTGTCAGTTGGCGAGCTGTGGACTGGGGAATGCGGGACGATACCGCTTGTCTCTGGGCCTTTGTCTCTGGCCGGAAACTCCATCTGTACCGTGAATACGCTGAGAATAATATGTCTGCGCCCGCGCAAGCTCAGGTCATTAAGAACCTGACGACGTTCCGCGAGAAGGTATCGAATACCGCGATTTCCCATGATGCGGCGAAAGAAGATCCCCAGATGAAAGGGTTAACTGTCCTCTGGCATTTCCGGCAAGCCGGTATTTCCCCGCTTCGGCCTTCGTCTCGAGACAAGAAAAACTCTCGCGCCATGATTCAACAGCTTCTGCATGAAAACCGGATTGTTATTGACGGTGAAAAATGCCCGATGCTCAGGAAACAGATGCTCGCTTACGAGTGGAAAGACACGACCATGGAAAAGCCGGATGACGCCGGAAATGACGATCTCGTTGATGCGTTGCACTATCTCGTTGAAATGCTTCAATTCGATCTTTTCTTGGGGGCGTCAAAGACCAACGATTCCGATTTAACGCAAGCCCAGATCATGCAGCAGATCGCGCTTGAGAAACTTGAACAGCAGAAAGTGAAGTTTACGGTTCCATCTGTTTTTCGACCGACTTCGGAAGGGCTTGATGTGGATGGCAATTCGGCGGGATATTTTTAATGGAAACCATGACAGGATCGCCTGGAATTACGGATAACGGCTATGAAATGGACGGTGCGTTATTCAAACTGAAAGGAAAAGCGCATTATGAAATCAAAGAAAAAGTCGATTACTGGCATTCGCGGCTGGTCGCCCAGCTCTACCGCTTCAACACCTACGCTGATTTCTGGCGTCTTGTTAAACCTCCAAGAAGCGGAGCGCTTGATGGGTTTGCTAATCCTCAAGTTACAGAAACCACTCGAGCGACGGAAGCGATAGCGACGTTTCTGCATCGGGCGATGACCTCCGCTCAGCCGAATTTTAGTTTGCTGTCGCATAATCCGATGATTTCTCAGGAACAGCTTTGGAAATCGGAATCGGTTCTGGAATGGCAGAAGACGGTGATTCAGTATCCTCGTAAACTCTTAAAGTCCTTGCGTTCGGCAACATTAATGGGAACAGTCGCCGTTGAAACTCCGTTCGTTTCGAATCGACCCTATTTTGAGGCGACGGACTTTATCCCGCGTTCTCTTCTTCAGATTGCGTTCGATCCGCTTTGTATTGACATTTCGCAGAGCGGGTGGCACGCGGCGATTGATTTCGTGACGGAAGATATGTTGAACGATCTTGCGGAAAAGATGCCGGGAGTTTGGGATCCGATTGCGATTCAGCAAGTCGTGGACTCCGCGAAACAATATGGGAACATGACTCCTGAGGTCATATCACGATTGGCGGCGGCTGGTTACTACTCTTTTACCGGAGGCCCGACGACCGCCAACGTTTCCCATGTGTTTTATATGGTGACGTATTACGGGCCGTTGACTGAAAATCCCCTGCCGGACGGGCAGGAATGGGTGGTGACGACGATCAATGACTTACACATCATTAGAGCGCATCCTTCGCCTTACAAAAGACGCCCTTTCCTGTTCACCCATCTCAATGAATTCGAATTGGAACCATACGGTTATGGCGTCGGTCGTGTTGCTGAAAGTTTACAACCTGAAATCAATTCGAACCGTGGACGGATGCACGATACGATTACCTTTTCGCTATTCAATATGTGGATTGCCAGTCGGATGGCGAATATCAAGACTTCCCAGCTCCGAATTAAACCCTGGGGAGTTGTGGAAACTGACGATGCTGAAGGGCTCAAACCGATACGCCCGCAATTAGAGGGTGTAAACATGGGGAAAATGCTGGAAGACCTGATGAAAACCGAATTTCGCGCAACGACGGGCGCGACGGACAATCTTCAGGCGTTGGTTACGGAAGCAACCGCTACAGAAAGTTCTATTGCTCAGTCAGAAGCTGTTCGCCGTCTTTCGGTGATGGCGGAGGTTATGTCTGATTCTCTGGTGCGTGAATATATTTCAAAGTCCAATGAAAACAATGGAACTTTTCTCGATCAACCGTTCTGGATCGCAAATACAGGTCCTGACAAATCGCCGATGCGCGTCTTCCCGAATGACATTGCGATTGACGCGCAAGTCGTTACGAAGATTGTGACGGACAAAGATTTCCGGCCTCAACGAAATAAAGACCTTTTGCAATTTCTGCAAACCGTTACTAGCATTAGGACGGCGAATCCTCAATTGGGTCAAGTCAATCTGTTGCCGTTCATTGGCGAATTTGCGCGATCCATTGGAATTGATCCAAAGACTGTCTTTCTTCCGCCGCCGCCGATGATCCCTCAGATGGGTTCTCCTATGGGTGGAATGGCCGCGCCGCCGAACGCGATGGATCAGGTGGGTAGTTCTCTTGCAACGGCTGAAAATGTCAGGTCGCAAGCTGGAGAACTTGGGGCGGCGGCAAAAGGGCAATCGCAAATGGCGATGTCATGAGCGCGAATCGAGATTTTGTTGATCTGAAATCGCTTCAGAACAATATTGGATATCAGAAATTACAGGGGTTATGGGCGCACGAATATGCACAGATCATGCAAGGTCTTCAGCGGTCGGCTTCTCGGAACAACGAAAGCAACTGGCGTTATAAAGCCGGTGAAATGAAAGGGTTTGAATTGGCTGTCGGTCAGCTGGAGCGGGCTTTGATGCAACTTGAGAAGGATAGTGACGTTGAGAATCCGGGGACGGAAGAACTATTAAAGGAACTCCGAGGAGAGACTACCCATGAATAAGAGCAAACTCATTTCGATTTTAGCGGCGCTGTTGATGTTTTCAGCGCCTTGTTTCGCGTTGGACACGGACGTCTGGTTATCGTCAAACACGCAGACGGCAGATACGACAAAGAACCTTTGTCCCGGAATTCCCTATACGGTCGCATCGTCTTCTTTTACATCGGTAACATATACGTCTGGCAACCATGGTATTTTTCACGGGGCTTGCGTTAACAATGGTGTCGCCGCTGGTCTTCTGACGGTTTACAATTCCAGTGCAACGGCGACTGTCCCGATTGCGACGATTGCTACTTCGACGGCAATGCCTTGTTCGTTTTATGACGTGGCGGTTTCGAGTGGTTTGACGTATACGAATTCGACAACTGCCAATGTAACGATTTTGTATCAGTGCATGTAGTTTAGTTCTTTCTAAACGTTCTAAACGCATAAAAAATAAGCGGTGGCCATCGAGGGGCCTCGATCCCTTCTATGCTACCGCTTTTTTGTTGTGCTCTCGACGTTCGACGAGATTTTCGAACGATACAGGAGGTCCAACTGAAATGGACGACTTAAACGTTGGTGGTGTAACAACCATCGGAGCCGCCGAAACTGAAACTGCGGGACAGTCTACCGCAACTGAGAATGCGGCCTCAGATAACAATCAGACCGAGGGCGGTTCCCCGCAAGGCGGGACCGAAGGTAGCCAGCCAGAGACGGGTAACCGACAGCGCCGCTGGAGCATTCAGGATGAAGTCAAAGAACTGAGAGCCCAGCGCAGGGAATTACGTGAACAGGTTTCTTCTTTCGGGAGTATGCGAGAGGAGTTAGCTTCGTTACGTGAAGAACTGTCGCGTCGGAACCAGCCTCAAACTGCCAAAACGCCAGCGAATTTCTGGCAAGACCCGGAAGCGGCTCTGGATTCGCGGTTGCAGGCTCTGAAAGACGAATTGACGCAAGGTCTGACGAGCACGTTTCAGCAATCGCGGGAACAAGAGTTTCAAGCTCAGGCTCTTAAACAGGAACAGGCGTCTGCTGCCGAATTCATTCGTTCTCAGCAGGGTTACGATCCTTCTGATGATGAGGACTTAATCGAGATCATAGAGACGATCCCGAATCGCCAGCATTTGTCGCCTCAGATGGTCGCGGAATACGCCTGGATGAAATTACTGGGCATGCGCGGCATCGGTGACAAATCGTTGCAGAAACAGCGTGCATCTGGCGTGCAGGGACAACCTCCGGGCGTGGGTTTTGGTCGAAAGGTCTGGAATCGCGCTGATTTTGACGCGGCTTTGGACATGATCGAAAAAGCTCCGCACGATCCCAAACATTCCGAACTCATCAAAGAATTGGAACTCGCTCATAAAGAAGGACGAGTGAGGTAAATCTAAAAATAGGAGCCTTCAATGGCTAATGAAACAGGGTTGTCGAATGTAGCCGGTTCAGTTCCTAAGCTTTGGCGTGTAAAGGCACTCAAAGCACGGTACGCGGAATCGGTGGCGTGGAAGTTGTTCATTAACGGCGTGGAAGGCGATCCGAATGTGAAGGGAGCGATCACGAAGATGGGCGATACTGTCCACTTCCAGATTTTCCCGGTTCTTTCGGTGATTGACATTTCCACGACGGACGGAAGTTTTACCAATAACCAAGTGGTTCCGACGGATACCACCATTGTGATTAACAAATGGAAAGGCGTTCCGGCGGATTTGGTTGATATCGCGGGGATTCAGTCGGTCTTAGATTGGGAAGCGGAATTTGCCGATGCGTTCGGTAAAGCCATTTCCCAGCAACAGGATGTTGACCTTCTGAATCTCGTTCAGTCCGGGACTTGGACTTACAAAATTGGTGGTTCCGTGCCATTTTCTGATGGGCTCATCCTTCAAGCTCAGCGGATTCTGGACGATGCGAAGATTCCAAAAGAAGATCGGCATTGGGTGATTGCGCCTGTCGCTGAATCGGATATTCTGGCGATTGACAAGTTCACGCTTGCCAACACCACGGGATTCACGAAAGGTCTTCAGGTTGATGGAGGTCGGATCACGGGTCTTTATGGAACGGATGTGACGGTGACTCCGCTTGTGAACAACACGGCGAATGTTCGTTATAACATCCTGTCTCATAAAGAAGCGCTTGGAACGGTTATGCAGAAGAACTTCACCATGGAAAAATTCGCGCGAACGAAATTCAGCCAGCCTTACGCCGGAAGTGCTCTGTACGGCGTGGCTCAGCTTCGTGCGGATCATGCTGTGGTAGTTCAGACAGCGGCTTAAGGGAGGGACCAGTGGATAAATTGATGAATCGTTTGATCTTCGGGTTACTTCTCGGGTTCGGAGTTGTTGGGCTTCTGAATAGAACAGTTTATGCAGTGAATCCTGTTGTAGCTCCTAAAGATGCTTATGTCTTGAGCTATACGACCACTGTTTCAACTGTTACGCCGAATGTCAGCACGAATTCTGTGGCCAATGCCGCCTACATGCCCGGTGTGGTGTATCAGGTGTTTATGTCTTCTGGAGCGACGAGCGAATACGTGATGTTGTACGACACCAATACCACGTCTGGTATTACGTGTGGTGCAACGACGAACGCCTTAACGGCGCGTATTTTCTTCAGTTCTACGAGCGCGAATACGATTACACGGTTTGACCCGCCACTCCATTTCTTCAATGGATTGGTCGCTTGCGATTCTGCAGCGACAGGTCAATCGGGAATTACGTATGAGTTCGGACGAGGATTAAGCGGAGATTAATTCAATTCCCCGGAAGGCTTTAACACCCTTCCGGGGTTTTGTTTCACATGGAACATTGCGGAAAGTGCCAACAATTTGATGGGACTCTTCATTACGAACATGGTCTATGGCTTTGCGGGAATTGCTATATGGCTCCTGATGATCGTGATACTTGCCGTCTTTTTGAGTTCGGGCAGGAAAACCCCATTGACGCCAAAGGAAGCACGGCTCATGTCCGAGATATTAAAAAAAGAAGGATTGATCCGAAAACCAAAGAGTTTTTCTATTACAAAACACCGAAAGCGTACTTTTTCACAAAATAGGAGGTCGTTATGAGTGACAAGATTGAAACAGCGGTTCGAGGCGTGAAAGCGATAAACTCTGAAATTGTTCAGTGGGAAAACCGGCTTCAATTCGTTCAGGATGAAGTGAAACGGTTATCCGATACGAAAAATGCGATGCAGGCGGAGATTGATAAGAAGACCGCTGACTACAATATTTACATTGCTCAGAAAGATACCGATTCAAAGCGGATGCGGCAGGATACTGTTGCGGACCGGGACCAGTTGACGAAAGATAAAGCGGAATTCCTCGCTATGCTCGAACAGCACAAGAAAGATAAAGATTCTTTTGCTGAATCTAAACAGAGTGTTGACATTCAAAACGCTCAGTTTGAAGAGAAGATGAATAACGTGCGCCAGTTCATTATCGCCGTTCAACGTGCGTTTAGTGTTCTTGGTTAATGTCTTCTCTCGCTGATCTTCGGACAGCGGTTCGCCGGTACATCAACGAAACCGATTCCGCGAACAGCCATTTTCAGGATTCGGAAATCAATGATTACCTGAATCAGGCGGTGACGTTTCTCGGGACGCAGATGGAATGGCCCGAACAAGTGGACCAGGCGACAGCTGTTTCCGGGCAGACGCTTTATCAGCTCCCCGATGATTTCATTGCGGTTGTGGATTGCTATTTCAATAACCAGAAACTGATCTTTCTGGAACGGGCCGATTTGGGTGAAATCACGCCCGGTTGGCAGAATGACCCTCCGAGCACGCCGAAGATCGCGTATCGGTTCAATCGCAACACGATTGGTCTTTATCCCACGCCGGATTCGCTCCAGTCGGGATATACGCTCCAGATCGATTACATCCATCTTCCAGCGACTTTGTCGTCGGATACGGATATCCCAGACCTTCATACCGCTTTTCAGATGTGTCTGCCGTTTTATGCGGCGTTCCTTTGCGATTACAGGCTCGGCAACAACAAGAAAGCGGATATGCACCTTCAAAAATACGATCAGCACCGCAAAGCTTTGATGAGTAAAGTCCAGAAATATTCCGATGATCTTCTTCGGTTTCGGTGGGGTTGGAATTACCCTGAAAGGAATACATGAGCGGCCCTTTTTCGCCCGTTACGAATAGCGGCACTCCGCAATGGTCAGCGGTTGAATCTGTGGACGGTAATTTCTCTTCGATTATTGTTGGCGGTGGCACGTCTATTTCTGAAGTGGGATACGGGCAAGGCGGTTATGGCGAAGATGGTTTTGACGCGCCTGCTGTTAATCTTCCAGCGGCGGCGACTCCAGATTGGCAGGTTGAAATTACAAAATGAGTTCTGATTTAGAAGACATTAAAACCATTGACCTTGAAGAGTGGCTGACGCTCGCCACGGCTCCGTCGTCGACTAAACTTAAACAAGGTCAGTCGCCGGACATGCAGAATGTCTGGGTTGACGAAAAACCGGGATCGATTATTACGGCGCCGGGGTTCGTTAAAGTAGGTACAATTCCGTCTGGGAATCCCGTGACGTTTTGTATTGATTATTTCAATACATCCGCGGGCACTCAAACGTTTGTTGTCTCGGATAATTCGACCGTATGGACCACGGTAGATTTCCAAGTATTTACCGCCATCATCACAGGCCTTTCCTCCTCCTTTCAGCTCCGTGGTGTGGTTATTCGGGACAAACTTTGGCTGACGAACGGGTCAGATGCTGTTCAGGTGTTTGATGGTTCAAGCATTTCCGTTCTTGATGGCAGTACAACGCCAACGCTTGTTATTCAGGACATTACCTACAAAATAGCCACTACCAACTATTCTCCTTCGCAGGTCACGATTGCCTATACAACCGGCGGCACGGCTGGTTCTGAAGTTGTTTCAGTAACGAATTCAACGCAGATTTCGGTTCAGATTCAGACGGGTGTTTCGACGGCAACGCAAGTTTTGGCGGCGATTAATGCGTCGGCGGCGGCATTGATTTTAGTTTCCGCAACCGTTACGGGGACTGGTTCGCATGCTCAGACCGCGCCAGTCTCCGCCACTTCTTTTCCGAATGCCGTTCCGAATGCACCACGGGGGCGCTACATTGCATACCATGACGAACGTGTCTGGCTTTATCATGTTTCTAGTTCACGGAGTGCTGTTTATTTTTCGGCATTGTCGGATGACGCGGCGAATATTATTGTTCCTGATGACTATAGTGCATGGGATACGGTAGATAATTTTCTTCAGATTTCAGAAGGCGATGCCGATTTCGGGACAGGGATGGTCCTTTATCGCGGGTACCTTCATTTTTTCAAGCAGTATTCGATCTGGCGGTTAGTGGGATACGACGAGTACACCTATTCCCGCGTGAAAACGCGTTCGTCGACGGGAACGCGGTTCAATGAATCGGTTCAGATTCTTGATTCTTTGATTCATTTAATCGGCGTGGATGGCATTTACGAATTTGACGGAGAAGAGTCGGATCGTATTTCCGATATTATCGATCCTGCAACAGCTTCCCAGACCGCGTTCGGTTTCAACCAGCTTCAACAGCCGAATACCAACAATCAGTTTTGGGAAGTTTCTGATACGGCGGATTGGAATAGTGGCGTTGTCCCAACGAACGTTTCTATTTCCGATTCAATTTCTTTAGCTCCATCAGATGATAGTCAAGTCGATTTTCAGGCAGGTCCTACGCAGACAAATGTTGATTTGGTTGATAATCCCGGTTTTCTCCAATTGGCTGTCAGTACGATAGGCCAATCATCGACGAATCTTGCATTTAATCAGATTGCCACTGTGGCTTTGAGTGGTGGTGTATCTTTAATCGGTCAACCATCTTTTATGACAGATGGAAACTTTACGAATAACGTAGGAAACTCTGGTGCTCCTGCCGGTGGTACTTGGTCGATCCCTATCAGTAAACCAGTCCCTCTTACCACGGTTATTTTAAAAGGTCTTATTCCAGGATCAATTAATCCGAATGGCGGACCTTCTGTAACAATCTTTTTCAATTTTACTTTGGGCGGTAATCCAGTGACTTTCCAGATGGTCTCTGTTTCTGGTGTTGGAGCAATAGCGGCTTTAGCGGATAGAGCTGTTATCTTTGATAACAACAGCACGACTCCTCATGATATTACGGTTACTTTTGAAGCAGATACGAGTGGTGCTGGTTTTATTGCCGATACAATGACGATGCGAATTGTTGCCTATACAGGACTTGTCATGACGGAATGTCAGATATTTTCCTGCGCTTACGCTACTACAGGGAAATTCACTTCCAAGACACTCGATTTAGGTACAGTACCTGTTTCTTTGGGAACATTCAGCTCGAATGAAGTATTGAACGGCGAAACAACGGCTTATTTTACGCAATCGTCGGATGATGGGATTTCATGGGACGCAGAAACATCCGTAACTAACGGAGGGTCTATTGCTTCGACTCCGCGCCGATATTTGCGATGGGGTGTGAATTTAACGTCGGACGGCCTGAACACGCCTCAGATTGATGCCGCCTATTTACCAACGGTTTATCAGTCGGCGGTGCATGACACAGGCGGCAACATTTTTGCGTGGGGACCGCTTGAATCGGATCGATTCTTGGCGGCTCAGACGATCAACTATTATTACCGGGGATCGAGTACATCGGGTGGCGTGTCTCTTTCGGCGTGGAGTTTGATTGTTCCGGGCGGTGTTCTGGTTCTCCCGACGAATAATAGGTATGTTCAGTTCAAGATCGAAATTTCGGGTGGAAGTGCAACGAATCTTCCTCTTGTGAACAGTGTCACGATCAATTGGGTTGTGGGAACAGCTGGTCAACCCCAGACGCTTCAGAATGTTGCTTCAGCGTATTGGCGGAATCGTTACTGGCTTTCAGCGGCCGGTCCGGGCTCGTCTGCGAACAATACCATCCTCATTCGCGGAAAGAAAACCTTTGAAAGTCCATGGATGCTGAAAGATTGGCCTCTTTTGTCTTTTACGCGTTACTTCGATTCTTTGTATGGCGGATCGAGCGTGGACGGCTCCATTTATCAATTGGATACAGGATATTCAAAAGCGGGCATCGCTCTCGATTCTTATTTCGAGACTGGCGATTTCACGTTTGGTGGATTTACGGCGCAGTTCATTGAATTGATCGTCGAGGCCGAACGATCAGGATCATGGGTCTTGAATATCGGGGTTTCCATTGATGGCGGCAATACGTGGGACACTTACACGATGGATTTGACGCAGAACACCCCCGACCCGAATTACATGAAACGCATTAATGTCAGTTATACAGTAACGAAGATCCGTTTCCGATTTTCGACGAATGGCATTGACACGCCTTTTCAAGTGCATCGCTGTCTTGCTTTCTATCAGCTTTCACCGGAACGCGGATCGATTAAGGGAGATTACAATTGATTAATCCACCTTCCGCGCCTATCGCTCCGAAATCGAGTGGCTTTTCCAGTGAAGTCGCGACAGCCACAAGCTTTTCTGATCTCTATCAGTTCTTCGCGCCGTTACAGATTCAACTGGCGACGCAGAGTCCTCCGAGCATAAATCAGCTAAAAGAACGTCAGCTTGTTTTCGATTCTACAACTGGAAAGCTTTGGACTTTACTTAATAACGTCGCGAAGTCGTGTCAGTTCAGTTAGGGAGGAATTGTGGCACTTTTGCCGAATGGTTATAACCCGCAGAATTTGAATGATGTTTTAACACAACAGGCTAATTCTGCCTCTGCGAATCAGCAACAGCAGTATACGCAACAGCGGAAACAATTGATTTCAGATGAGGCGTCCGGCGGTCGGTTAATGTCTGGCGTGTCGAATTATCCATTAGCTGATCTTGATACGTCGAACGCACAGGCTCAATCTGGGATTCAGGATCAATTGGCGAGTTCTTTGGCATCGGTTCCAGAAGAAGATTGGCTGAACACGCAGAATTTCAATCGATCGTATCAGCTTGCGAATTTGATTGGCGGCCTCAATAAACCAAGTTCACTGGAACAAGCATTACAGGGAATTGGACAAGTCGGACCATTAGCCGGTGTAGCCGCTTCATTCTTATAGGAGATATGAAATGAGTTTATATGCGTCTGGCGTAACAATACCCGCAGACCTTTCCGGTGCCATTTCCGGTGTTGGTTCCCCCGGATATAACGCCGCTGGCGCGATTGGGAATGCTTTTTCCGCCTCTAAGAACAAACTAGCGCAAGGTGCATCAGCTCGCGGTATGAATGGCGCGGCGATTACGGGTCCGAACAGCTATGCAGGGAATCAAGCCGCTGTCGGTCAGAACTTAGCGACTGGAAATCTCGAATCGGCTTTAGGTCAAGGTCTTGGCAATACGGCGTATCAGAACACGCTTGCACAACGTGATTTCGGACAGAATGAACAGCTCGCCAATGAAACCGCCGCTTTGAATAAGCCTGGTCTTCTGGAACAGATTTTATCGGGTGTTGGGAACGTGGGTGGAACAGCGGCGCGGATTTATGGGGCTTACGGAAAGAATGCTGGTGGTGGTAATAGTGGAGCAGGAACAAGCGGTGAATTACCGCCGTCACTTTCTTACATCCCCGGTGGAAGTGCTTATAACTATTACATGAACGGAGGTTTCTGATGGCTGGTCCCGGAGATGCACTTTTCTTAGCCTTAGCACAAGCCAAAGCCCAGCCGTCCCGTGCGCTCCGCGCGGTTAATGCGGGCGCACAAGCTGGAAACAATATTCTGGGTGGCTATATGGAAGGTCAGGACATCCGCCAGAAACTTGACCAATATCGGCTCCTGAATACGCCCTTGGGTTCGATGTATTCTGATCCAAGTCAAATTCCGTTCGGGTTGAGCCCGACTCATTCAGTTCGTGATTTAATGACTTTAGCTCCTGCAATGGAAAACTATGTCCCATCTAATCTCATCAGTGGCGCGGCTCGTTCATTCGGAGCGAACGTTTCTGATGGTTCTGGCGGTGCACCTCCGCCTCAATCACCTCCGCCAAATCCGGCACCTCTTGGCGGCACCAATAACCCTGCTCCTCCTCCCGGAACGACTGATCTTGCTTCTATTCAAGGGACAGGGGCAGGAGCGCAAGATAACATTCCGCCGGGAACTCCTCCTGCTGTTGTAAGTCCGACCATCAATGTCCCTGCTGGTGGAATGGGAATGAAAGGTTTCCAGAACGTCGTTTTGCCTGCTTTGAAAGCAGGTCAGGAAGGTCGTCAATTTCAAGAAGGACAGAATAACGAGAATACGCGTGCGGCACTTTCACGGCAATTAACTCAGCAAGGTCAAAATGCTGAAGAATCTAGATTCAAACGGGAACACATGGCGTCTGCCGCTGAAAAAGTCGGTGCTTCTATGCCGACTTTAACAGGATTAAATCAATTCGTTAATGAATTGCAACCCCTTGTATCAAATAATCATCCTATCCCATTTGTTGGATCTGCTGGTGGTGATGTTGCCCGTGCATCTGGTGGATTTGGTACTCCACAGATGGTTAATTCGATGAAAATCGATGATACCGCAGGAAAGGCATCGGCACTTTTAGACAAACAATTGGCAGGGCGTTTCAATGAACAAGAAGCGAACCTTTTGAAAAAGGTGATGGTCCCTAGCGGAAAAGATCAAGGCGGCTATGATGCTAAAGGTATCGCCAATTACGGACAAGACAAGCTGAATAAATTGAAGGCCTTTTCTAACGCCCTCAATTCCGGGAATGAACAGATCATAAGGAATATGGCATCGGCTATGACAGGCGGTGCGATTGATGTAGTACCTCCGAGTGGCATTCAAAATTCCGGGCAACCTCCTTCGAACACTTATGCGTCTGAAGCGCAAGTACCTCCGAATCTTCCCAAAGGAACAATCATTACGGTTAATGGTCGTCGTGCGGTGATTCGCTGATGGCGATTCAGTATTTAGATCAGCCTTCAACAGGTACGAATACAGGGACAACCATTCAATACTTGGATGATGGTTCTGCGACTCCTCTTCCTAGTTTGATGGATACTGTTAAGGGTTCGGTAAAGCAAATATTTGATGCACCTGCTTCAGTGGCACAATCTATCGTTACTGATCCTATTGGAACATTCAAAAAGAATCAGAATTTATTACCAGCGGAAGGAGCAATTGCTGGAACAGCTTTTGCTCCCGGTCTTGGAACTGCTATAGGTGCAGGAATTGGTCAGATTGGTAGGAATATGGCACAAATTGCAGAAGGACAGCCGAATGTTCCCACTGCTCCTTGGGATGCGGCTAAAGCCGCTATGATTCAAAGTGGAGTTAACGCATTGCCTGAAACAAGCCTTGTAGAAGGCGCTCCGACATTGGCAGAAGCGGCTATCAATGCTGGAAAAAGGATCGGTGGTAATGTGGCGAAAGGGTTATCGAAAATTGGTTCTGTTCTGTCTGGAGCAAAACCACAGGATTTGATGCAAGCATACGATCAAGGTTTATCAACGTATGCGGCTCCGAGTATTCAAAAAGCTGGACAAATATTTAGTGACACAGCAAAAGCTGAAGGTATAAATACGAATCTTCCAACAAATGTCGCCTATTCTCCGCAACTTTCTGAAGCACGGCAGATGGCAACAGATATCGTTACGAAGATGAAATCTGGAACTCCATTAACAGCTCAGGAAGCACTGCAGGGACGGCAAGCTGTAGATTATGTGATAGGGTCAACACCACCAAAAGCAAAAGGTGTTATTGCTCAGATGATGCAGGATAGATCAGATTTAAATGATGCTTTAGCGAGTGCATCTGAGCCTATGTCTAATGCTTCTTCTATTTATCGTCAAGCAAAAGTTAAAAGCAATTTGATGCAACCACTCAGGGTTAACAAAAGTGGCAATATGGGTTCTTTTGAACCAATCCTCGCAATGTTAGCTAGTGCTGGAACTCATAGTATTCTGCCTGCAGCGGCGGCGGTTGGAACTTCTCCCTTGGCTATTGGAGGAATGGCTTCTACGGTTGGAAGTATGGGTAATTTAGTGAGTAGTTTGATGCAAAATCCGATAACAAGACAAGCGTTTATGGGAGCTATTGCAAACCATTTGACAAAAGAACAATCTAATGGTCAACAGCCCAACCAGCCATGAGTACAAATAAAGTAAGGAATAAGATTTCCATACCTCAGCCTACCACGAATTTGTCTAACAAATCAAGACCCATGATGGGCCTAAGCCTGATCTTGGCGTCTTTGCTAGCCTTTTCGGCGTCCTTCTGCCATGCCGCCTGTATCCCCACTAAAGGCGGCACAACCACATCCCGCATTGGTCTGTATCAGCCTCTTATCAATGAATGCGGATGGGGGGATTCATTGACGGCGGATATGTCGATTATCGATTCTTCGGTTCCGGCGTTATCCGCCAGTAATATGTGGACTGGCAATAATACTTTCCAAAGCGGCGAGATGGCTCTTAAATATCCTTCCATCCTCTATTTCCAGACTTCAACTGGAGCGAATGGCGCATCTTTAAGTAATCCTGTCGGGCTTGGGATTCAGTCGCTCACTGTTTCGGCTCCGGGCGGTCTTGGTTTCAATACGAATAATCCTTATACGACAGGTTCTCCAGGAGTTGTTTTTGGGGCGGTCGGTTCTGCCAGTTACGGGAATTTCGCTGTTTTGGGGTCGTCGGCTGATGCAACGGTGGCTTACTCTGGATTTAGTTCTACGTCTCCTATCTCTCAAAGTATTTTATGGACTCTTCCTAATAAAGATGGTCCATCTGGGTATTATTGGCAGACTGACGGATCAGGTCATTTGGGATGGGGAGCTGGTGGAGCTGGAGCATCGTCTCTCGGCGTTAATTTCAACAAATTGTCGGTCAGTAGCCCGACAGCCCAGATCAATTTTGCGGGGTCTGGTGTGTCTGTCTCTGCGACTGGAAGCACCGCTACTGTCACTATTACCGCTGGAACCGGGATTTCGTCACCTTCCACGTTTACATGGACGAGTAACTTTGGCCTTACTTTATCGACGGGAGAAGTCGGGAGTAGTTCGTCTGTGACAGGTCCCGATGGAACAAACTCATTCCATGGCGCTTATATGAGTATCCGTTCGAGTGGGACTGCGCAAGGGCTTCTTGTAGACGAACGTGGAACGCCTGCCGGTGGCGCTCAGAACCAGATTGGAGCGGTAACAATCCGAAATGATGCGAATCCCGGTAACAATTCCGGGGCATTGCTTGTCCTTGTCGACTCTTCCACGGATGCACAAGTGGGTTATGGTGAACTTGAACTCTGGTCTAATTCTCCAACGCATAATGATCCTCTTCTCTGGTTTCATCGGACCAGTTCCAACAGTTCTCCTGAAATCCGGTTTGATTCGCCCTCTCCTAACTCTGAAATGGTTAATACATCAACCGACAATGCCCACGGTCTCGGGAAATGGGAACCCTTTGCAGAGGCATCGCAGGGGATTGATCTGCAGGTTAATAGCCGGGCTTACGACAATACCACTTTCGAAAATCTCGCGTTCTGGCATCCTCTGCAAGCGCACGATGGACAACCGGCAGGCCTTTATCTGTCCGCTCAGTCCCTTGTGGATGATCCTATTTTGACATCCAGCAATACCAGCACTGTGCGTTTCGCGACGCTTAATGGTCACGATGTCGGCATTACGGGACCACTTAACGTAGCCTCTGGATCATGGGATTTCAGACTTCCAAGCACTCCCAACAATCAAGGGCAAGTACTTTATCAGTCCGATAATGGCGATGCCTTTAGTGCCCGGTCATGGGCATTTACGACGGGCGGTTCGGCGGGTCAACTCTTGCAGAATAACGGCACATCTGCCCCGACTTGGACTTCAACCATATCAGCATCAAGTATTACATTCGTTTCTGGAACATCTTCTCCCTACGAAGCGACTTTTTCCAGTTCAACGGTTGGTTATCAGGTCGCTATTTCAACCAACGGTCATATTATTACGGCAGGCTCTGCGCCTACTGTAGGGTCATGCGGAAGCACGCCAAGTGGTTTTTTGGTTCAAGGAGACGATAATGAAGGGATTATCTCTGTCGGAGGAAGTACAACGGCCTGTAGTCTAACGTTTGCTCATGATTGGGGCGTAGAACCTGTCTGCGTATTTACAGGCGGTAATGGGATTACTGTATCAGTAACAAATCCCAGTCATTTGCTTTATACGATTGCAGTCAGCGGAAATCAGACTGATGTTTTTTACATGTGCCGATGTTCCGGCGTGGGGTGCAAATAAATGGGTTCTGTATCGCTTTATCCAAGACTTCCATTACTTCTAAGAGCCGCCATTAACTTTTCGTCCAGTGGCGACAATACGATCATTGCGGCAGATACGGTTAATCGCATCATTATTCACCGGATTTGGCTTGTGGTGGGCGGTGCAACGAATATTACCTTCAAAGACAATCTTCCAAGTCCGGCGGCTGTTCCATTGGGACAATATGGCGGAATTACCTTTGATGCGACTGGCGAACCATGGTTTATTACGAACACAAATACTGCATTTATTATCAATTCAAGCAGTGCCGTACAAGTAAGTGGCGAGGTCTATTACACCTTAGCGGTATGAAAAGGTTTCTATGGTTATTGGTTTTTCTTCCTACCTTTGCATGGTCTTCGGGGATTTACACGCCCGGATCAGGCGGGGGTGGTGGAGCATCGTCGCTAGGGGTCTATGTTAATGGCGTTCAGGTTTCAAGTCCCACCTCTTCTGTTGGTTTTAATGGGTCTGGCGTAACTTCCACTACCTCCGGAAGCAGTACCACCATAATTATTTCCAATTCTGGAAGTAGCGGCGGCGTATCCGTTTATCCCGCCACTTCAACCATTCTCGCCAATCAAGGCGTTTCAGGAACAACCTTTACATTCACGGGCCCGACTCCCAGCACCGTTACTTTTGGTCTTACTGTCGGTAGCATTACTGTGACTTCTCCAAGTTCGATCTTTGTCACGGGCGGTAACAATACCGGGATCATGTTCCAGAACGGGCAAGCGCTTACGAATACCTCATCCTTTGAGTGGAATGGAACAACGATGTCGGCTACAGCGGTGAGTGCATCATCCATTACAGCGACCACTTTCGCCAATATGACGGGAGCCAATGGTGAAAATGTTAGATATGGTATTTCTGTCGGGAGCATGACGGGCGCTGGGCTCACCAGTTGCAGTGGTGGAACGAATGCCGTCACATGGAATTCTTCTACGAATCAATTCGGGTGCAATACGATCAGCGGTGGATCATCATCATCTCTTGCAGTTACGAATGGCGTGAGCGGAAATGCCGGAGTTAATATTTCGTCCCCTACGGCTAATATAAACTTCTCTAATGGTGATTTTGTGGCAGTTCTTCAAGGGGGAGGAACAGCCTATGTGACACTGAATCCGAACTCAAACACATTCATAGAAAATCAGAATGGTAGTTTCCAGTCCGGTAATTTTGTGATTACTGGGACAGGTGAAGCACAAGGCGGCTTTGACGCTGACAATTATAAGGATAGCAGTGGAAATTCGATGGTGGCTGATGGCGCAAATTCTTCCAGTATATTTCTTGGAGTTGGATCGCTCCCTTCGAACATTTCTATTTTGGGTGCTGATGTCTGTATCGGTCCGGGCGATTGCCCTGATCTTACATCGTCAGGATCTGAAAATATATGCGCTGGAGCTGGAAGCTGTGAAATTATGTCTTCTGGAAATCAAAATACGGTTATTGGCGCAAATTCAGCCAATCTTCTTACTTCAGGAACAGATAATTTTATTGGCGGCTATCGATCAGCAACAGCATTAACAACGGGTATTGATAATGTCTGTATAGGAAATAATGCCTGTGACGCGTATTCGGACACAGCCTACAATACTGCCGTTGGAGCTGGTGCTGGCGACGACGACATTCATGGATGGTCAAATACTTGTATCGGGGATGCGACATGCCACAATCTTCAAACATCCAGCAATACAATTATTGGATCAAATGCGCTTGGAAGCGTAACTGAAAACAGTGCGGATAGTCGGCTTGTTTATGTAGGATTCGGTGCTCTTTCTGGCGTGTCCGGAGCGATTATGAATGCCATTGCCATTGGCTATGACGCTCAGGTTCAAGGATCAAGCCAAGCTCAAGTTGGCGGTACAAACGGCAGCGGAAACGAAGTGGTTCTCCATGTTTCTTCTGTTGCTGTAGATAGCCTTCCTTCCGGTAAATGCGTACAAACCACTACAGGAGGACAACTCACAACCACGGATTCGGCGTGCGGATCAGGCGGAATTACGACTTTGACGGGGGATGTCACCGCGTCCGGCACTGGTTCAGTAGCCGCTACCGCTGCCGCCAATCAGCCGAACATCCTGACGCTAAACGCTTCAAGCATCACTGTCACGGGCAAAGCTCTTTTCAATAACACCATTGGAATTTCAACAACGGGAGCAGTTTCGCCACTTTCCATCGTGGACACTACCAGCGATTCATCAACGATCATCGTGGCACCCACATGGAATAATGCAACTGAGACTTTTAACGGGATTTTAGAAGAAGTCACGAATACAAATTCCAGTGCATCATCGAATCTTTTGAATCTTCTCGTCGGTGGTACAAGCGAAATGTCGGTAACAAAAGCAGGTCTTTTAACTACGGCTGGTCAAATTGCGGCCTCTTCTGTTTGTGGTGCTGCCATGTGTATGGATTTCACGACGAGAACGATTCAAGCGCGAACAACATCAGCAAATCCCATTCAGTTAATTGGTGGAACTCAAGTGGCAGGAGTTGCGGGCGGAGAACTCGATCTCAATTCTGCGACGCAAAACGCAAATCCCGGCGGAGTTACCGTAAAGACATCGACATCTTCGATAACGATTTCAAACAGTGTTGGGGCGGGTCTTTCGACGGTAATGGTTAGCTCGAATGGCTGGGTGATGCTCTCAACTGGCCCAGCCGGTAACAGTATGCCGAACGAAAATTCACGGTTTTCGATTAACGTGTCTACTTCTAATGAAAAGTACGCACTTCTGGTGGGAACGACTACCGGAATTAATAATCAGGGTTTATATGACGTAGCCATTACAACAGCAGGGCATTTTACAGCGCTTGCGGACAGTCCAACCATTTCTGGTTGCGGGACGGGTCCTACCGGAAAATGGACCGATCAATGGGGATGGATCACCCCGGGATCAACAGCTTCTGGATGCACGATCACTTTTGCCATTCCTTATAATAATGCGCCTGCTTGTGTGGTAACAGAACGGACAGACAGCCTCGTGAATGCTCTATCGTACACCGTGAGTGCTAGTGCCATCGTGGTCTCTCAGACCTCCTTTACTTCTACTTTTGATTATCATTGCGCCGGAGTTGGAGAATGAGCGAAACGGGAGAATTAAAATGAAAAGACTTTCTATTTGCATCGTCATTGTTTTATCGACTTCTTTTGCGCAAGCCATTACAGTCGATCAGGTTAATCAGGTCGGAAGTACCTCTCAACTTCTTGTCACAGATTCTCAGAATATTCAGAGTTTTTCAAGTCAAGTTCAGACCCTTCTTGCAAATAATTGGCAGATTCAAGTGGCTCCCGGATACAGTATTGCCGTATCTTCTGCGTCTGTGCTTGCCACTTATCAGCAGCTTAAAAATCAGCTTGTAACAGACTATGGAACTCTTCCGTGAGAGAACAGCGCTGGCGACGATCTGACCTTATCTCTATAGGAACGATTTTGACGGTGATCGGATGGATTTGGTTCGCTAGTGCACAGACGGAGAAATGGGACGGCGTTACGGATGAAGTGCGTAACGAGCATACAGGCATTGCCGCCCATGAAACGCGGATCGCTGTCCTTGAAAAACAGCAGGAAATGGAACAGCGGGACCACGAACTTTTAGTGGCCATCGCAGAAGCGGTAGGAGCGCGTCGGAAGTAAAAGGGGCATCCTTTGGGGTCAAAGGTTAAGGTGGGATGGAAGACGTTGCGCCTTTGCGACAGATGCAAGCTCTGGGACGAATTGACCTACTGCAAAGGCTATAGATTCAGTAAAAACAAGTTCTTGTTGCAGTGCCCGGCATGTGGATGGTCGATGACGAGTCGTGACTCGTGGAGGTTATAGAATCTACTGCCGATACTGTGGGCGGCGACTCGAGGCGTGGCCCGGTGGCGTGGCTCCCTTTTATTGCCCCTCTGGTTGCACGAGGGTTCAGGATATCGTGGACTTGGACGTTCGGTTGGACAGGAGGAAAGACAATGGGGAAATATCAATACTTCCAAGACTCTGAATTAGCAGGATTGCAGGACAGCACTTGCCAAAAACTATCGATCGCGAGAGGTAAAGCTAATGTTCCATTCATTATTACGTGTGGACTCCGAACAGTTGCGCAAAATGCCGCTTTGGCTGAGTCTGTGTCTGATAGTGCACATCTTACTGGTAATGGTGTGGACCTTGCTTGCTCTGACTCTCCCACTCGTTTTTCTATGGTCAAAGGGCTCCTAGACGCTGGATTTACACGAATTGGCGTGTATTCGGCGCATATTCATGCCGACGACAGTCCGACATTACCGCCCAACGTAATGTGGTACGTGCAAGGAACCTGATGCCTGATCCACTTGCTCCATTAAACGCTGAAATCACTGTTCTCGGAGCCGCCGCGAATGCGCTCGGCGTTGACGTTCCTGCCGCTATTAAAAGGGTGAAAGACGAGACGAATCTGACGACAGGAGCACTTTTAGTCGGAGGAACGCTGAAAGGGGTTGCAGGGACAACGGTTGCATGGCCTATAACGCTTATCCCTAGCACAACCTTACCGACAGCCCTTCAGGCGGATATTGTGCTTCCATCCGGCATTACCTTCGTCTCTGTAACCGCTGGAGTGGCGGCTACGAACGCCGGGAAACAGGTTCAGGCTTCCGTGGTGAACGGAAATGAACGGTTTCTTATATTTGGCCTTAATCAAACGGTGATGGCGCAAGGGATTGTTGCAACAGTTCAATTGGCGATAGCTACTGGCCTGAAAGGTCTTTTCCCTGTCTGTTTAATTGCGCCTTCGTTGTCGGACGGGAACGGCAACGAAATTCAGATGTCAACGATTTCCGGGACGGTCAGTCTATGAGCATTTCGGAAGCAGTACGGGGATGGCTTTTACAGCCTCTGCTCGAACAACTAAAAATCACGGAGGGAAAAACAATGGCACAGATTGACGACTTAAATGCGGCGGTAGCGAGTCTTCAGACCACGGTTAATACGCTCGGAACAGACCTGACGGCTTCCATTGCCGATCTTCAGGCGAAACTGGCGGCGGCGATTGCAGCCGGAACGCCTCCGGACCTGTCGGGACCGATTGCGAACATTACCGCGATTGCGACTCAACTGACATCGCTCGATTCCACCAGTAAAGGGCTGTAATGATCGGAGTTGTAGAATTCTTCAAGTGCGTCGGGATCGCATTTTTGACGTTCGATCATGCGGCCCGACGCGTTGTGGAGTTTGAAGAGGATTACATTAAAATAGCGGCGAAATTCGGACGCCGACAAGGAGACAAAATGAACTTCGTAAGTGGACTGTTGCTCGCAGAGTCAGAAGCCGTAAAAGTCAGCGCATTCGTCGCAAAGCTTCCAACGTACCTTCCGCTGATCCAGAAGAATATCGCGGATCTTCAGAAAGCCGCATCGGACAAAAGCGATCCTACCGCGCTGATGGGTGATGTCTCGACATTGCTGGCAGACCTGAATTCTGATCTGTCGATTCTGTCGTCTGTTCTTCCGGCTCTGACGCCGACTCCTGCGCCAGCGGCTTGAGCGCGTTTCTCGATCCTCTGGATGTTCAGGAGATCACGGATAGTGAAGATTCCACATGGGAAGTCCTGACCGCGTTCCGTTATCAGTCTGACTTGGTTGGGCTGATAACGGTTCCGTTGGGGTTCGTGACAGACTTTGCCAGCGTCCCCCGGATTCCGTTTGTCTTTGAAGCCGTAGGGGATGACGCCAACAAACCCGCCGTCGTCCATGACTACCTGTACTACTCCGCACTCTTTCCGAAGCCTACCGCCGACAAAGTTCTTCTTGAAGCGATGGCGGCTATTGGGATGTCGGGATGGCGTCGATACGTTATTTATTGGGGAGTTGTTTTGGGCGGTTTCGTGGCTTGGAACAATCACAGGAAGAACGGCGATCCAAAAGCTTGAGTAGAAACGCGTCGTTCCAGTACTTCGCTCGTGGATCGACCGAGCACCATAGTGCGCTTTGGCGACGGATTATAGCCAGTCTTTTTTCGTCGGTAAATGTCATTTCAGTTCCTTTGCTTTGGCGCGAATTCGCCCGATTGCATCCATAGGGTCTTCTGTTTCCAAAATAATCTTCGCGCATTCTTCGTAGGCTTCTTTTTTGGCTAGGTTCCAAACGGAAATGCTCGGATGTTCCATCCCATCCAAATATGCCTCTTCCACCGCCTTTTCAATCTCGGCGGCGATCAATGACGTTATCGCTTCATTAAGACCGAATTTAGAGGCTCTCTCCATCGCCGTCAAAGGTTTATCGGTCATATTATTTTTAGAATCAAAGCAAAGAAACGAACGAATAAATTATCTTTGTGGCTGCACCACAGCCCATCGAAGTCTCTTCCGCACTCCGCGCAGATGTAAAGCGGATTTCTCATTTCTCTTCGACCTCTAAGGAACGGATTTGTTTTGCTTCAAAAATCAGGGAACTACAATTCATCGGTCCAGCCATTAAAGATTCTGCGGCAAGAGTTTCGATTTGTTTAGCCGCCCGCTCGCGCATTCGCTCCTGTCCGGCGCGGAAACCTTTGTCGTATCCGTCTTTCCAGTTAATCGTCATTCCGGCCTCTGTCCTTTCAAACAGCACTCGCTTCTCGGCTACAGAGTCGGCGTAGGAGTAGAGGGCATCAATAATCTCTCGGAAAAGTCCTTTTCCTTCGTCGGTAAACAACCACCGACAGGTCCGCATTATATCCTCAGCGTATTCTTGGGCTGTCTTCGCTTTGGGGTTGGTCATTAGAATAGATTCCCTTGAAAATCGATCATTCCTTCGTATCCGCACCAATTACATCGGGCATGAGAACTAGCTCCATCATGGGATAGATAAGTTCTGCTACCATGCCATCCAATCCAACACAGGAATTTTTTCATTTCGTCCCCCCTATCTCTCGGATGCGGCGAAGGGCTTCGTAGGCGTATCCACGTATATTATCGTGAGGCTGCGTTCTTACTCGCTCCAGCGCTTCCCACGCGATGGCGAGGGCTTCTTGCAGTTTGACAACTTGATCCTGATAATTTTCAAAATCATCAACCCACTCCGGAAACGATGAGGACGGCTTAGGGGCGGTCATGACGGGATGACTCCGTCGGTCGCAATGACACCAACAACAATTCGCATCGGAATGATGGTTCTTAAATTCGTCCCAGCAATGTTTGCTGTCGCAGTCTCCGATATTCATTTTCCATCGCTTTCGGCGGTCTTGCCGGAGGCTTGACGCCATGCTTCCAATAACTTATTGTGCAGTATAGGGTCTTTATGACCCCATATAAATTTCTCCGCTGCGTCGAGCCGGACGAGGAGCATACGCCAATACATCGGAGGTTGTTCGGTAGCCCAACCCGGATAGTCCTTTAGCGCCTCTTCCAATTTCATCAAATCCTCGTCGGAAAACACGTTTTCGTTCATGGCTTTTTACCTGTGAACCGAATGGCGATCCTGTAATTATTTCTAAGGTCCTCTGGGAATTGCTGTATTTCTATCCCGCCGATAACGAGAATTTTTCCGCCTTTTTCTTCCACGTAGGCGATGACGGCATCGTAAAGTCTGTCAGTCGCGTTTTTCTTTTCGCTCATCGCTCAGGCTCCTTTGGAAACATTTCATTTTCATCAATAATTCCAAACACAATAGTCATATGCTTCTGGGCTTCTATTGCTTCTTCGTAAGCCTGTTTATAGTCTCCCGTATAGATTGAGCCTGCACAAAAACTAATGAGGCGGAATGCTTGACGACAATGTTCTCTTTGGGATGCGGTTGTGAATTTACCACGTTTCATTCAATCCTCCTCGAAATTAATCGGGACGCGGCCCTGTTCTCAGGAGCTTTCGATGTGACTCGACCGTATCGGATTACATTTACCACGCTATCTCGTGAACCGTCTTTGGCTGAGCGTCCCGAAAACGAAGTGGGTATAGCGAGCTACCCGGCTGCTCCATCCCCGCATCCCGTGCGTCCACGGTTAGACTCTTGAACGAGAACATATGCCTATGCTCCCATGCTTCGAGTCTGGCAGGGAGTGGGATTTGAACCCACGACCTCTATACCCACAAATCTATTTTGTTTCCCCTTTTTCCATGGCGGCGTAAATATCAAAGGCTTGTTTCGCTAATTTAGCCGCCCGTTCAATTATCAAAACATCAAGTTGATGAGATAATCTATCCGGTTTGGAAAAAGATATTCTTTCAAGACTTCGCGCCAGCTTCCCCGCCATCTCGCGCCAGCGGTCCAGAGATTCAAGGCGATCAACAATTTCACATCCGCTTCGTCCAGTTATGAATCTGATGTGTTCCAGTTCCATCTTCAGTTTGTCGTTTTCCTTTGCCGTCTGTTCACAGAGAATGCAGAATTGCGTCTTTCCGCTTACGCGTTCTAGTTCCGCCTTCAGCTTATCGCGCTCAGATTCAATGGAGTTAATATAATAAAGTACTTGCCCATCCATTTCGGAAGTAAGAATGTGCCCTTCATTCAAAGACTTTCGCCATCTTTCCATTATTCTCCCTTTGGTGGTTCGCCATGTGCGGCATCCCACTTTTTAGCCGCCGAAATCTCGTCATCTACCGTCGATAAAGGCGATAGCGTCACGATTCTGATCTTATCCGTTTGCCATTCGCCAGTCGTGGTCTTCGGCGGTTTCTCGGCACTCACCCAAACAGTGGCAATATTCGTTGAAGATTCCAACGGTCTGATATTGTCATAAGCGCAGGTGCCTTCCCATCCCGTGCTTCCTTTGGGGCAAGCCCATGCCAGCGTCGGAACGAATACGGAGAGCAGCCAGAATTTATTTTTCATCGTCATCCTCCTTTTAATCCCATTAATCTTTCAAAGGCTTCTCGTGCTTGAGCCGGAACCACGCTATTGCCCAGTCCTCTAAGACGGTCCACTCGGAAGGGTACCCCATTAGCCACTCGACCCATGTTGGGTTCAATTGTCCACCAACCGTTGTCGCCAACGTCTCTGAGTTTCTTGCCAGTTCCGAAGGGCTTTTTCCGTTGTCTTTCCAATCTCTCGCGCACGGTGTCGGATATTTTTTCACTTCTTCGGATAGAATCTTTCCCCCCTTCCCATTGGGGCGTGAGCCTGGGTTCCCTGCTCTTGGAGTGGGCCACTTCATTACCGCACCCTTCAGATTTATTCCGTGTTGTCCCTGCTTTACCATCGGACTTTCGTGATTGGCGCCGCCGCTGACCATATTCACTGTTGGTGTGGGCCAATAGCCACCATCGTTCGCGACGGTGATTCGCTCCCACGTCTTGAGCGGATAAAATACCCCATCGACAGTCATACCCGAGCTTGCAAAGTTCGCCAGTAACTCGCTCTGATCCTCGAACAGTAATCGCTGATACGTTCTCCAAGAACACGAATCGCGGTCGTAACTCGCCAACGAGCCTGATGATCTCGAAAAATAATCCGCTTCGCTTTCCGTCCAGCCCCGCTCCGCGGCCTGCAACGCTAATATCTTGGCAGGGGAAACCCCCGTAGATGATGTCAACTGGTGGACACATTGAACCTTGCAATGTTGTGATGTCATCCCATATAGGAGCGCAGGGAATGTCACCCGTACGCATCCTGGACAGTAGCACAGCTTGAGCGTATCGGTCGTTTTCACAATAGGCGATGGGATGGACGTAGTCTGCCAAGGCTTTTGTGAGTCCTCCGATTCCGCTAAATAGATCCAGGCCAATCACTTGTCCTCTTTATCTTTCTTATCATCAGCTCCATAGGTTTCATCCCAAGGCTCGTCGTCTTCGTTTGGCTTTACCCCATACTTTTCTTTGAGATGCTGGGCGAAGTCTTTTTTTCGTCGTCTTAGGGCGGAATAGATCGCCGCCACAAGGACAGCGACCGTCAACCAGATAAAGAGGCCAATACCCACAAGCGCGACACTTTTTATCGTAATCACATGGACGTAATGCAGTGGGCTTAAGAAGAATACGCATGGAAGTTCTAAGTTAATTGCTCCCGCTCCTGCTCCCGCTCCTGCTCCAGCTCCAGCTCCTGCTCCCGCTCCTGCTCCAGCTCCAGCTCCCGCTCCAGCTCCCGCTCCTGCTCCCGCTCCTGCTCCAGCTCCAGCTCCCGCTCCAGCTCCCGCTCCTGCTCCTGCTCCATAACGTATTTATATTGCCAATGACGGGAGTCATTTTGTTTCCCTAGGAACTTTAGCAATCCAAGGAAAAGCATCGACGATAGCGTTCATGGAAACAATAGCGTCGCCCACATATTCGATTTCAGACAATTCCCCTTTTGCAATAGCAGTTGAAAATTTCCCTGAATCGGCTACCCATGAGGCCTCTTTTAATACTAGAAATGCGCCAGATACTCGTTCAAGGACTCCGAGCATGTGATAGGTAACGGTTCGGATCAGATAGGCTTTTCCAACGATAAACGGTAGATCGTCACCATTCCATTTCGGTTCTTTTTCGTTAAGTAATTGTTCAACTAATTTTTCGATTAACTGAGTTTTCATAAGTCTCCTTTTAAGTTTTTCCATGACAAACAGGTTCCAAGCCACGACACCGCAATCAGCACCACAAGAACCGGACCCAACACCAGATCAAACAGGATTTTCATGCGCGGAAGAATTTCCGGATGCGGTCTAGTGCAGACAACCGATTCTGATAATTGTAGTTATCGAGCTGGGCCTTCTGAAGCTTTGCCGCCAGATCGTGCAAAGCATCGGCGTAGGCTTCACAGTGCGCTATAAGCTTATCCTTCGTCATCTTTTGATAGTTCACGGGTAAACGATATTCTTCCTTCCGGCGAAAGAATAGCTCTCCATTTCCGGCATTGATAACGGTCCTGCGTGGACCTTTTTCCATCCTCTTTTTTGAATTTCCGCAGCACGAAACTGTAGATGTAGAAATCGTATTTCAGGAGCAACGTTCCCAGATACGGATTCGGTGGGAATTCCTTCAGAACAATTTCTGATCGTCCAGTGTCTTTGTTCTTCCGCATGCGCTCCACGGTATAGCCTTTAAGATATTTGTCGATGTGGATCTGAACGTCGGTCCCGCAACCGTTCACGATTCTGTCCCGACGATCACAATTAGGCCAATGCCCTAAAACGTCCCCACAAAGGAAGAAATCCGTCGTCACGAACGATCCCAGGCGTCGCTCGACAACCCACGGGATAAATCCTTCGTTACGGAGTTCTTCCAATGTGAGATCGTTTGCCATTAGAAAGGCGTGACTTCGGCTTTATCTGACGCTTTGAAGTCTTTCATGTTTTGATAGACCTTGCTCGGGTTCTTCTTGTCGACGTCATGCGTGATCGTGGCGCGGAATGTTTTACCGACCATCGTTTCAGTTTCCCAGAGATAATGGCCCTTCTTTGCCGGGTCTTCTTTCGCTCCTAAGATCACAAGCAATGGTCCGACCTGATTAGGCCACGTCAAGACTTTGCCTTCACCGTCAGAATATTGCAGAACCCATTCGTAGGCTTTATTCCCTTTGATTTCTTTTCGTTCCACTTTAACAATCGTGAAATCATATTTTCCATCTGGTATGTCATCGTGAAACTGGCTGTTGGTATCTGTGGTTTCGTAGCTCATTTAATTTCTCCTTTAACTTTCTTGTTAAGAAAATCAAGCATTTTTACAGCATTATCAGCACTGAGATCATCCACTTCTACGGCTTGCGCTTTTGTGAGCCATTTCGAGAACTCTTCTTCTGGCACTTTGAGGAGGTCGACAAGACGCTTGATCTCAGCAATTTGAGATTCTCCGGCGAGAACGATTGGCTTGACGGGTGCCTCAACAACCGCTTTGCCATAGAGCTTCTCAAACGAAGCAAAATCCAGATCGATGTCTGTACCCACTGGAAATCCCTCAATGCGGCTTTTAACGATTGTCGCGTAGCGTGATGTTCCGACAAGCTTGGTTTCGAGCCAGAGATCCAGCTCGTAATCCAGTTTTTTGTAGCCATCGAATGTACTCCCTTCCATAATCAATTGACCGCCCTGACGTATCCATTTGTCTTTCTGATGGCAGACGAGAATAACCGTCATATCCAGCCGTCCCAGCCAGTTCAACAGCTTGCGCGTGGGCTTGTCGGCTTCTCGCTTGTCCTTCCCGAAGTCAGATCCACCACGTTCCTCGGCGGCAGCGGCTTCGATGTTATAGAGCTTCGAGAATGAGTCGATGATAAGCGTTTTGTACGGGTGCTTTGTCGTCGCAAGTTCACGAACCTGATTAATGACCTCTGAGAAGTCCTGCGAACCTTGTTCGATTCCCAGATAACTTCCTCTTTGCTTCAGGAGTTTCCCAACGTATTGTTCCCGCGTAGCCCCACCTTCAGTATCCAAAAGGTACGGAGCCGGAGCGTTCAGAGCGAAGAAACTCTTCCCTGTCCCCGGTTTCCCCGACAACATTATTTTCGGTTTGCTTGGTATGACGACTTCCGGTTTAATTCCACGAAGTACCATTTTTTATTCTCCTTCGATTTTATAGACTCGCGTCTTTTGGTTTAAAAATTAGGGACACATACATCGTGGTAACGACGACCTTCATCGTCTTGTACTTCGATATCTTCATCTTCAATCACGCATTTACAAGTCCAACATTTATGTTTATTCTGCATCGTCGATTAATTCAAGCTGTTCCGCCTCGCGGTCTTTCTCTTCGAGCCACTGGTCGATAGTGTCTTGGATAACTTCGTCCAGAAGAAGGTCTAAAGATTTAAAAGGCGGCATGGCGGCGCATCTCTTCTTCGAACTTTTTGTTTTCATCATCGTGCTCGCAAAGCGGGCAATCTCCAAGTTCATAATAATCGGCTGTTCCATTCACCACGTCCCGGTCGCCTTGCGTTCCTCGCTTCAGGGTTTCACAGTCTGCCCAGAGCAGCCGATGTTTCTTACAGAAATGGCGTTCGCAATTGTCCATATCGCACATAAAATTACGATGGTATCCTGCGCTTTGTGTAATCTTCATTTAATCCACATCCCGACGTGATAGGCGGCATCGACGATAAAAAGCACCAATACTATGCCAAGAACAATGCGTTCGTGCAGGGGCATGGCTCTATTCCTCCGATTAGTGGGTTTCCATTCTTCCGGAGTTCTCATAGCGGTTTCCGCCAGTAAAGAACTTCCATCATCAGATACGTTGCATAGGTCTTCTCGGCGTTTTGTTCAAGCTCAAGATTAGCGGGCCATTTCTTGAAGGAACGACTGGCAAAGTTGTAATCGATCCATGCATGGCTCACGTCCGAGAACTTCAGTTCGTTCATTGCTCGATCCTTTCCACCGGAAGTCTATCGGCGGTTTCTTCGATGGCCAGCACCGATTCCCAATAGGCCCAGATGACGACCAAAGGTCGCATTAATATCTCCCTTTAATCGGCTGTTCCGATTCCCACTGCGCGACGGATTCACGGCTGAAACCACAGGCAATGGCAAGTATGGCAATCTCGTCCGCCGTGTAATGCTCCTCCATAAACCTTTCGGCATGTTCGATGATCCAGTGCGACAGTGCGGCGAAGTCGGTTATCTGTTTCATGCACTTAGTTTATCATAGTGCTTAACGTTTGTCAAGCTCTTATTTTGCCGTCTGAGTCAATCACGACGCCAGAGGGTAAAAGAAGATTTCGAATATAATCGGAAAGTTTCTGGCCTCGCTCGTCGGCTTTTCTGTCGAGGTATTTGCGCTCCTGCGGTTTGACTCTGAATCCTATCGTGATCTCTTTATTTTTTGTTGCCATAGTGTGGCCTCCTGAAATGCTTATAACATTTGCTTGACACCTTTGCAAGCGTTTTATATAAGGTGAGCATGAATCCACTACTCGAAAACCCGCTGGTTAAAAAATACTTTGGTGGCCATCCCGGAAAACATATCGATGGGATGTGTGATGATTTAATTTCTATGCGCGTCCTCGACGCGATGTGCCAGCCGATTAAGAAAGGCGATAGAATCTTATTCTCAGATAATAGCGATCAAGGAAATATAAAAGAGGAAATAGCAGTGCTTGATTATTCCCCATGGTGGCAAATCTGTGGCGTTCGATTACGTCTCCCCGACGAATTTCAGAAGACCGAATGTCCAAATCTATTTCTGACTTGTTCATGCGGAATGAAATGCGAACATAAGCCCGCGCCGGAACCGGAGAAGTGCAATCACTCCAACTGCATCCACGATGGCGTTATACGGTCTTCCTCGGCGGTGGAAAAAAAGAAGGATGAGACTATTAACTATATTGAAAAGTATGTTCATATGGGCTTAGCTACCACACTCCGCGAACTCATCGCCTTGGCCCGAGCGCATGACTAAACGCAATGGCTGGGGCGCGCCGATTAAACGCGCGCGATTTCCGAAGTGCAAGTCGTGTTTTACCTACCATCCTTCCGCTAAATGTCCGGATTCCAAAGGCTATTTCATGCTGCGTGTGCGCGGCAACGAAGCCCTCGAAAAGTCCTTGAACAAAACCTTTGACAAGGACGCACAGAAGTAATACAAAGTCGCGATGATATCCCGGTATTGCACTACAAATCCGATTTTCCTGACGGCGTAGCCCTTCCTTACCGGGATATCGCTATGTCCGTCAGGGTTTTGTTTTTATGGAGGGGGAAAAAATGACGTATCAAGATTATCTGCGGATGGGCTGGCCTGTTTTTCCTGTCGGACCTGATAAAAAACCGTTGGTGCGCTGGAAAGATTTTCAGTCACGATTCCCGACAGAACTGGAAATCCTCGACTGGGAAAAGAAATTTCCGTCCGCCGGGATTGGATGTCCCACCGGCCCTTTTTCGAAATTGTTTGTGATTGACGTCGACGGCGATAGAGGACTCACCACACAAGCCACGTTGAATTATCCATTGCCGCCTACCCGCATTTCGAAGACACCGCGCGGTTACCATTATTTCTTTAATTGGAATGCGCGGATGGAAAAGTACATTACCACCATTTCCGATATTCAGCCGGGAATAGATATTCGCGGGAAAGGCGGATACGTGATTGTCCCGTCGGTTCATATGCCGGGCCGAGAATGGAAATTAACGGAAACAATCGTCGACCTTCCGGAACCCTGGTACGACGTTATTCCTCATACCACCTCATCCAACGGTAAAGAACCTCTCAATATCGCCGACAAAATTACGGGGCTTTCCGACGGAAATCGGCACGACAGCTTTATGCGGTTGATCGGAAAACTGATGTCGGCGAAATTGGAAGCGCACGAAGTGATTGCCACGCTCATGCCTTTAGCCGTTGAACAGAAGTTCGAACAAGACCTGCTCGATCTTGTAACCGATATGTTTCAACGCTATCAGATTGTTCCGAAAGGCACCATTAAAGCCGGGCTGGCTTCTGATATCTTGTCGGCTCCGGAACCGGTCCTCGAATGGTTGATTGAATCGGTCTGGGTCAATCAATCGTGCGGGTTAATCGCCGGTATTCCCGGCGTCGGTAAAACGTGGATTGCTCTCGATATGCTTTTTGCCGTCGCGACAGGAAGTTTGTGTCTGGGTAAATATCGTGTGATGCATTCCGCGCCGGTTCTACTGGTTGAAGAAGAAGGAACATTCTTTGGCCTTTCCCGCCGTCTGCATATGCTGGCGCGGGGCCGACAATTAACCGCCGATAAACTCGCGAATTTCCATCATATGACGCGACAGTTTGTGAACATTGTGAACCACGAAAAAGAATTGATTCAGTTTGTGAAAACGCACGGCATTAAATTCATCGTGTTTGATTCCATGCGTGAAGTTCATTCTGCTGACGAGAATAGTTCTGAACAGATGAAACCGGTATTGAATTCGTTCTCGCGGCTGAGTCTTGAAACAGGAGCATCAGTCCTCTTGATTCATCATCTTCGTAAAGAATCTGGCGGTGCGGATAAACGGCCTGTGTTTGAACGCATGCGCGGCAGCAGCGCGATTCACGGCTGGCGGGATTGCGTACTTGGCATTGAAGGGGAAGAACAATCGTCTTTGGCGAAATGCACGTTTCAGTTTCGGGATGCGGAATCTTCTGAACCGATCACGATTAAACGGAACTACGATGGCCTTAATCAATCCCTTTCCTTGATGGCTTCTACGCTGGTTGAATCTGAAGTGGCGCAAGATAAATTACAGGCCATGATTGAATATTTAAGGGCGCACGGCGCTTCTTTTAAAGATCATCTCTGCCAGAAAGTGGGGGGTCGGAAAGGTGAAAATATACGGGTCTTTAATCATGCCGTCAAGACCGGACTGGTAGTTAAAAACGGCTTCAAATGGGACGTTCCCGAATGAGCCGGAACGTCTGGGAACGTTGGGAACGTACGGACACGGAAGTAGCGGACGTTCCCGGGTTTATACTGCAAGTATATAAACCCTGGGGAACGCCGCTTAACACTTCCGTAGCGGAACGGGAACGTCAAAAGATGGAGGGCGCCAATGGAGATTGAAGCATGGATAAAACGGAGGCTAAAAAATGACCGAACATGAAGCCAATGAAAATTTGGTGCAGTGCTATAAAGACTATGCCGAACAGATGGAAGCGATGACGCGAAAAATTCTGGCGGCCTATAAAAGTTTATGGAATTCTGTTTACGGAGGCTTGAAATGACCGATGCGGAATTCGATGCGGTGTTGCAAAACAGGCTTAAAAAGATTGGAGAGATTCTGGGATTGAAAGCGCAAGAATATGCTCGGGGAGATCGACTATCGAACTTTAAGAAAGCGGCGGTGGCGATGAGTGGAACACCTGCACAAACGTGTGTGGCGTTTTGGATGAAACATGTGATTTCTATCTGTGATCTCGCGAATGATGGTGCGATGGGGCGTATGGCGTCTGTGGCAATGTGGGAAGAAAAGATTGGGGATTCGATTAATTATTTGGTGTTGCTGGAAGCCATCGTGAAGGAGGGATTATGACCGATGCGGAGATCAATGCAGCGAAGCTGACGAACGGGAATGATCCGGCGTGGCCTGTTGAATATGAAAACGGGATGGCAGAGATTAAGACGCTGGGCCTTTCGAAGCGAGAATGGTTCGCAGGGTTGGCGATGCAGGGGATTCTGGCGGGATTGATATCGCACAGACCGCTTAATGATAACGATGCTCTGGCCTTGGCGGCTGGAGCAAGATTGGTCGGCGGGATGGCTGTTCAACAAGCCGATGCGTTGATGGTGGAGTTGAATAAATGAGGATTAATTTGACAAATTGGTTATTAAACTGTAGCTTAGTCGCATGAATACTATTATAGAGCAACTTAATTGGCGCGTTTCGAAAGCGCGCGATATGAAATGGGGTGAACCGTATATTCAATGTCGATACGGGATTATTCGTCAGTACGACGACGGTGATTTAGATGTCTGGGTAATGAATACGCGGGTTGCTTCTCGACTGGAAAACACTTGGAAAGCTAAGAAACATTACGATGAAGGCGCTTTGTTTATCCAACCCTACGCCGATTTGGACGTTGCCTGCCGCTTCCTGAAGGCCCGTAAACGCAGGAAAGTATCGGATAGGATGCGCGAGGCGGGCCGAATCCTTGCGGAACGGGCCAGAGTATGCCGTTTAGCTCCTCGAGCTTCCTAGCCTATGATTTTTGCTTAAGACACCAAGGGGGCTTGACAAACGGGCGTGAGAGTGATAAATAGCTTGCGAATGTCTATCGTTAAAGAGGGGTCTGGGGATGGAATTGCGCCTTTTTGCAAGCATCGCTGGGTGATTGTGAAGAGATGGACGGAAAACAAAGTCTTTTCAGCGATCATGAGATGTCGATGGTGTGATGATTGGAAGAGGAGCGATATTGGGATGAACACGGAGCCGAGAGCGCGGAAGTTGTTGGCCTTAACCACTTACGAAATCCTCGACCCACTAGAAAACAATGTTCCACGTGAAACAATTCCCAGGCCTATTGGGTCAATAGACCCAGAAACGGGCGAAATAATGGATCTAGGCGTTTAAATATATGAAATATAACATAGGTTATCGGTAGTAAATGATGAAAAGCATTGATAATAAACAGTTATCGCACAAACCGATGCAGGTCCAAAGGACCCACAAACCATCCGTGTTTGACTCCCCCGCCACCCATCCGGGGTACTTCCGCCCTCACCCCCATATTTATAGTTCTAAATCCCG